GTTACTATCACCAATTTGGTCAATGTTAAAGTTAGATGTAGCACCTGTTACTGTTGAAGCAGTTGTACTGTTACCTATTGTGTTGTTTTGTCCATCTTGTAATACATCTAAAGTCAATGTAGCTCCAGATTGTGTCACATATATGTCGTTTGCCATTACTGGCATTGTTAACATCATCAAAAACATAACTATTTTAGTTATTGTTTTCATGTATTTTTATCTCCTTTACACCTTGCATTTTCCATAAATCATAATTTACACCTTCATAAATCATTTGCAAGATTGCATATTCTATTGCTGTTCGTATAGCATAACTAACTGGTTCATTCACAGCTGAACCTTGTTCTAGTTCAAGTGCTCTTGTACCCATATCTAAAAATCTAAACACATCGCCGCCTTTACTGTAAGAGGCAATTGTTTTTGTTGCATTAACAGTTAATAATATTTCTCCTGTTTGTACTGCAACTAATCTTAATGAAACTGTTACTTGGTCTGTACGGTACATTTCATTGATACCAATACCAAAATATCTTGCACCTACACCACCAGATTGTGTGTTAGTATCATAACCTACTATGCCACCCTCTACAATAAGACCGGCAAATAACATAGGTTTTAATTGATTTTTAACATCACTTTCTCCATCATATAATTCTCTAGTAGACCTAATTAATTGTCTTTCTTTAACTAGATTATTTAGACCTTTTCGTTCTACAACTTTAAACCAATCACCACCACTCACAATTTTTAATGCATTGATAACCCATACATCAGGACCTTGTGTTACTGCCGTTGATAATTGAGAAAACTTTGTACTTGGTTTTCTTTGACCAGTTTGGTCGCTAAAATCATAAACTGCAATTGTTATCTGTGGTTGTAACAACTTACTTGTTGTTGTGCCTTCTATGTATGGTGCTTTATATTCACCATTCTTATAAGCACTATTTGTACTAGCACAGCCAGTCAACAGACAAACCACTCCTAACACCTTTAATATTTCTAATGCACCCATAAAATCCTAAAAATTAAAATCACCCATTGGTACGGTTAATTGTGTTGTCGTGCCATCTGGTTGTGTAATTGTTAATGTAATAATTTCTGTTGTTGTATCTTTAACCCAATAGATTGTAGAACCTTCTATATCAGCAGTACCAGATGTAGGACAAGTACCTGAACATCCTTCACCAAACATGTTATCTACTAACTGTTTAGAAAGATTAGCGTAAATTCTACTTTCTACATTGGCAATAAATTTGTTTATTGTTTTATTCTTCTCTGCTCTTTCAGCTGCTGATGCTGCTGACTTAGCGTCATCAGCTACACCTTTTTTTCTGTTTGCTTGTAACTGTTCTACAGAAAGTACATGTGAACTATACCCATTGCCGCTAAACGCAGGATTTTTAAACTCATGGACAATTTCTGATGATGTACTAGTGGATGTCACAAAAGTACATAGCAAGATAACCCCTAGTACACTTTTTAGTGTACTTTTCATGCTACTATTTATAATAATTGAGTGATGAATACGAGCAATATCGCTATGGCAAACAATGCTAATAATGCAAGGGCGCCTTGAAATAAGGCGTTAAGGTAACTAATCTGGTTTTTTACGTCTGTTATTTTCTTCATTTTCTCTCATTTCTAATACTGTATTAAGTTTTGACCTTAAACGTATTAAGTCATTGTCTAGCATTCTAATACGGTCTATTAGTGCTATAGTATTTAACATATCTATTATAGGTGCTGTTACTTCTACTTCAACCATCAATCTTTCCTTGCGTCTTCTTTACCATCTGACCTGGAAACTCTATCTAAATCTGGTCGTAAGTTTAGAGCGCTACTAATTAATATATCTAATTTAATCATGTCGTGGTTCATTGTTTTAATTCTATTGTCTAATGCTGAGATTAACATTGTAATTGTGGCAACTTGACCTACAACACCTGCTAATATGTATTTAAGAATAATGTATATAAAGACACCCATTACCATTGCACCAGCAACTGGTAATCCAAAATCAACTAATATGTCTAAAAATAAATCCATTATAATTTAATCTTTTCTATATCTTCGTAACCTATCTCACCTTTAGTCCATACATTAAATGCAAGTGAGTATCTATCCTCTATAGAATTATTTATCTGAGTAAAATGTCTTGTCTGAGACGGAAATAATAGTATCATACCCTCTTTAACATCTATCTTATACTCTGCTGAATTTCTTTCGTTAGTTACCTGTGTGTCAAAATTAAATGTATCACTTAAAAAATTATTATGATTAGTAGGTTTAGGAAAACAAATATCACCACCACTCTCTGGCATTTTTAGATAGTAACAACCACTTATCAATGAATTAGCATGAAAATGTGTGTGTGCTTTATCACCTGTTTTATGTCTGTTAACCCAACTTGTAGTGATATGAAATTTATGTTTATGAGATATACCTAGTACATCATAAGCATAATAATTTATATGTTTTTCTATTGATTTTCTTGTATCAGGTAATAGTGTTAAAATTCTTTTGTACCTTGTCATATACCCATTATCACTAGGCATACGCTCATAATCTATTTCTTTTATTGTAGTAAATTCGTTTTGATTTACAGGTATCTCATTCTGATATACTGTAGTAGGAAATAGTCTATGTTCAATAAAACTTTTAATCATGTCCCTATTTATATGTAAAAAAGGGCGACACTAGGCCGCCCTTTCGTTAGTGATTATATTACTTACTAGGAGAGATTAGTCGTTGACTAATTTGCTAAAGTAATTCATAGTATCATCTTCATCATTACTAGGGGAAGTAACTTCTGGAGTTGGTATACTTTCATGCTTTAGGTCTTCACTAACTTCTTCAACAGCAGCACTTACAGGTGGGATATCTACTTGTTCTGCCGTCTCAGATTTTCCTGTGCCATAAACAGTTTTCTCAAATTTGCTTTTCAGCTCATCATATGATTTAAAGTTTGTAGCAGCAGAAAATTCTTTTAAAGGTTTTTGCATTTTCCAAATCTGTTCTATTTCTTCGTCTGTCTCTTTTAGTTTAGAGATAGGTTCAAATTCAGATTTGTCATAATTCCAATAACCATCAACTTTTCTGATTTTTAATTTAAAGTTTGCACCTTCCCAAAAATCAAATGGGTTGATTGCCTTCTCATCTTCAAATTCAGGTTTCATAGCTTCTGTAACCTTGTCAAAGATTTTCTTACCAAACTTGTATAAGAATACCTTACCTTCATTTTCAGGATGTTTAGGGTCTGAAACAACTAAAATATTTGTAAAGTAAGATAACTTTCTTTTTCTTTTTCTAGCGATTTCTTTATCAGCGTCACTACCAGTGTTCCACAACTTTGTGTTTTCCTCTGAAACTGGATCTTTTTGACCTAGTGTAGTTAAACTGTTTTCAATGTACCAACCACCTGGTCCTTGAAAAGCATGTGACCATACTCTTGCCCAAGGTAATTCTTCACCTTCAACGGCAGGTAAAAATCTAATAACGGCAAAACCATTACCAGTTTTATCAAGTTCTGGTTTCCAGAACCTTTCGTCTCCTGATGAATTTTGATTTGTAGTTGGAGTTGCAACTTTTTCTAACTCTTTGGTTAGCTTGTCAAAGTTGCCACGACTTCTTTTTAGATTTGCGAATGACATATATTTTCCTTTTGTTGTATTCGTTGTGTTTGTATTGTCTGTATTAACGACATTATTATTTATACAAGTTATCTCATGCTACGAGGGATTTATTGGTTTACCCCCAAGCTTCCGGGAAGAGTCCAATCTTGTATGAAGATGGTCCCTACTTACAACTGAATAGAGTGTCTTCAGGCATTCGCCCATAACCCTCTCTACCCATGCCTTACAACCTCTTAATTGTTGTTCAGCCAGTAGCAGCAATAAAGTTGCAACTATATTGCCTTTATAAGATATCTCTATTATATCATAAAACTTGCTCATTGTCAAGCTCTAATATAAATTTTTTTTTAAAAAAGTTCATGTTCATATACCGTACATTTGGCACGGATTCCCACTCTGGAATCTCTTGGTATCCTTCTCCTTGTACCTTGATGAAGTCTATATCTGGAAATCTCATCATTGCTTTTGCTTTTTGTATGACCCAATTCTCTGGTATCAATGCACTTTCCTCAGCAGAAACATAACCTTGTGTACCTTTGTATAGATTGTTGACCTTATCTGTCTGACTATACATATCCATACCTAGTAAATAACAACGCTTTGGTTGTTCTACTTTACATGCAACATACATGGCACTAGCGCCAGAGCACCAACCCATATCCCTAGGTTCGCCATCAACATCTACCATTAATTCTTTCAATTGCGACACATTGTCACCTCCGTTTAACCATGTACAATAAACGTTTTCGTAACCATCGCCTTTCCATCTTTCTGTAATTCTCTTTTGATTTATGGCACTTTGACCATGTATAACAAAACTATCTGATTTCTCACCATGTTCTCTTATCTTAGCATTTTCCATTTTACCTACAAATGCTTCTTTCATCATATCATAGTGGTCAGCAGGCATACTATCCCAATCTCTAAACCAAACTTGATGTTTATGTGCATAACCTGACCTGTATATTTCATGTTCTAACATAGGGTCAACTGCAATCAAACCATCTAGGTCATAATCTCTATACATGCCATTACAACCCCATACTTTACCTGCTCTTTGTAAATTATGTACTGATATACCTGAACGACTTTCGCCGTTACCTAATACAAATAAGTTATCTGTCATAGTAATAATACTTTCATAATACCTGTAAACAATAATGTTGCAAGAGCACCGTTTAACATAATTAATGCACGGTCATGCCATAGTATACCTACCCATAACCAACCAATCGTGCCTACTAAACTAAACCCTAAATCCCACATATGTAAACCACCTGCAGCTCTACTAGATACTGCTAATAATATCAATACACTTGATACCCATTTAACATACCAAGATAAATCGTACTTAGGTGTTATCTTCTTAAACACTCTTGTTGAGTTTAATTCTTTTATTTTATCGTTCAATTTCTTATCGTATGTCATGTTTTGTAATTGTAAATGCAACTGTTAATCTAGGTTTAGTGCTTTTGTTTTGTGGTACATAATGTTCTTTGAAACAATCAAAGAATAATATATCACCTTGTTGTATGTTTGGTGACTTATCACCATCTGTAAATTCTGTTTTACTATGTTCTTTAGGATCAAATAACAAATAGTGTACGGCAGTTACACCACCTTCGCCATCATGCATATGTGGTTCTTGGTATTGTCCTTCTTTGTAATAGTTATACCATATATCGCTTAAATGATATTCTTTCATACCAAAAAATCTTGCAATGTCTGGTGCTATCTTTTCATACTCTTGTCTTAGATATGCAAAATCAATAGTTAATACATCTTCATAATGGTCATCATTATCATGCATGGTATGTACATTACAATTCCATCTGTTTTTAGTAGGAAACTTCTTATAGTTTTCTTCTATAATATCTATATTGTTGTCAACAAATTTTTGTGACCAATCTAAATTTCTTTTATAATATATCATTTAATCTCTATCAAGTCCGTATTGTCGTATGTACCAAATTTGCCTCTCGTAAAAAAATTTGCACCAATTATTATTCTTTCATCATCATTTTCATTAGGTGTAGAAAAATGATTTAAGTAACCTGGAAACAATAATATATCTCCTGTCTGTACATCAAATGTCCACGATTTAGCATTGTAATTATTCCATTCATCATAATCAAAATTAAAATCAAAGTTAGGAAACAAACCATTACGGTCTGTTGATACTGTGAGTTTACCACTTGTTGCTTTATAATAATATACACAACTCAATAATGTATTAGGGTGTGTATGTCCGTGGTGTCTATCACCTTTAAGATTTTTTGTTGCCCAACTACTCGTTAAATAAAATTCTTGTTTTATTTTTAAAGTGTTTCTTACATACTCTTTTGTAAAGTTTACAATATAGTCTCTTACTCTTTCCATACCATATGTGTCAAGTAGTGTATGATTACCAGATACATTAACGCCATATTTTTCATCTTTAGGCATATCTTTAAAACCTGCCATTTCTCTTAATATAAAATCTTCTCGTTCATTTAAATTAAAATCTGTTTTAGCATGAAGTACAGGACATGCAATAAAATTAGTAATATCGTATTTTAATATTTTAACTTCTTGTGTCATTACCAATTACTAGATTGTCTAGTCCTTTAATTTGTTTTGCTTGTTCTATATTACCACAGATAGGTTTACCTTGTATATTTAAAGATGTATTTAATAACACAGGTAGACCTGTTAACTTCTCAACTTCATATAATAATTCTTCAAAGACAGGATTGTTACCATCAACTGTTTGTGGTCTACAACTACCATCAACATGTGTTACTTCTTTTAATCTATCATCTTTTACATTACAAGAATATAACATGTGTGGACTATCTTCTATATCAAAATATATATGCGCTTTATCTTTAAGTACAGACGCACCAAATGGTCTATAATCTTCTCTTTGTTTTATTTCGTTTACTCTTTGTTTTGAACCTACACATGGCGTCATTAAGATTGACCTGTTACCTAATGCTCTAGGTCCTACTTCGCCATGTCCTTGATACCAACCTAATACTTTACCTTGTGCTAACAGTTCAGCACTTTGTTTGATTGTTGACGAACTCGCTGTAGTTTCTGGTGCCTCATCTGATTGCCAATAAGGGAAACCTGAGTTGTCAAAGTGTTCTAAATTATGTTTTTTTCTTAAATACTCAACTGCACCTAAAGATAATCCTTCATCATTAGCATGAGGTGGTATTGATAAGTTTTTAAAATACTTACCTAGTTGTTCATTAAAACATATGTTTTGTGCCACGCCACCTGAAAAAGATATCTTATCATCTGGTTTAGCATACAATTTAAAATACTTTGTAATTGTACTTTCTAACCACATATGTAAATTAGCAAACCATTCTACCTTTGTATTCTCTGCCACATACCTAGAACCTTTATGCTCAATCCATCTATTAAAATTAAATATTTCTTGTACATTAACAAAGTGTATATTATTTAAAGAATTACAAAACTGTACATCTTTTGAATACCAACTTTTCAATGCCATAAGTTTACCTGCAAAGTCTATATCATTACCTTTCATTCCAATATTAGCACCAAACTCACCAAACTGCATACCTAGACTTTTCATTTCATCTAAGTTCCACTCTACATGTTTTCTTTTATGTTTTAAAATTGTGTGATGTACTTTATAGTCACCATAACCATCTAATATAAAATCTGTTGTATTTTCTTCCGTGTTAGATATCGGCCAGACACTCAATGCATGTGCTAAATGGTGGTCTATTTTTTCTATTTTACATTTAAGACCTAACTGTACTAAACTATGTACCTTCTCTATGTTTTGTTCATCAACTACAATAGCTGCGTCATCTATTTGTGATAAGTCAATACCTTTTTCAGTAAGATAATCTTTTAATTTCTCAAATGGCAAATGATGATGTTTAACACCATAGTGTCTTTCTGTTTTATGATATTGTACCTTAGTGCCATCTGTAATTGTAATATTACTATCGTGGTCACATAATCTAATACCTAATAATTTCATCTTACATTCTCATATTTTGTTAACAAGTCAGGTAATTTATCACCGTGATAAACATACTGTACATCTTTAAATTTTTCTATACACTCTAAAAATTCTTTAGTGACACCTTTGCGTTGATTTACTCTATCAGAATAATTAGGTGTTCCTTTATATATGTTATTTACATAAGTTGTATCTGCTTTATCAAAATCAAAACCATACATGTTTACAACACCACCAAAAGACTTTGCTCTCATACTTGCATATGTAAGTGCCGCTGAACCACAATCTGTATAATCATTTGTACCTAACATATCTTTCCATAATGACATTGTACCATATGCCTCATTATAATGACCTTGACCAAACCATCTAGTTTGTATAATTACTTTTCTATCTTTCCAACATTGACTATCAAGTATTTCATGTTGAATAGGTTTATCTTTATTAAATAGATAGTCTGTATACCAATCTCTATAAATGGCATTACAACCATAGGTCGTGCCATCTAGTTCATTAACATTTAAATCTTTTCTACTTTCGCCATTTCCAATTACATGATGTTCTTGTATCATAATTTACTTCTTTTAAACATTATATCATGTCTCCACATAAAAGTCAACAGCAAATATAGTGGATATAATAATGGTATGTTTATTGTTCTCTTTCCTCTTTTTGTTGGATTAAACTTTATGAAAGGTTGATACTTCTTCATTCTTCTTTTAATTGTAGGATATACATAAGTCTCATCTATATCTCTATCAAACTGTCTTGTATAGTTTAGCATTGTTTCCAATATACATAAAGTTTCTAATGTAATCTTTTTTGCCAAATACATTTTAATTAACGGTGGGTGTTGACCACGATAACATTTAAATATCTTATCAAAGTTACCATCAGTTTTCTTCAATAGTTTTTCCATATCCAACTTAAAGTAATATGTTAAACCATCTATTCTTTTTCGCCACTCTAAATAATTATCTTCGCTAAAATCTTTGATATAATCTGTTTTGTTGCCTATGAAGTTAGCAACAAAATAATCAACAATATCATTGCCATACTTTCTGGCTGCCTTGACAAAGAAATATCTGTCATTACGCTTAATAAATGTTTCATACTTTGCTTTCGTTTCTCCTCCATACTTAAAAAAATCAAACTCATCTTTTGAAAAATGTAACTTGATTGCTAAGTATTTTTTATATATGTTGTATCCGTCTCTCATTTTATATTTAACTTTATGTTACCTGCAACTGTAATTGTTTCTTCGTCATTACTTCTTACAAAATGTTCTAAGTAACTAGGAAAGATAATGATTTGACCTGCTTTACATTTAGGTTCATGTTGATGATTGAATATACATTCCATTTTATCATCTTTATCATATCCATATTTTTCTAATAACAGTTGTTGTATTGGGTGTACAAATACAGTTTTACTTTCAGTTACCTGTTCATAGATAATAAAAGAAAAACTATGTTTTACATGTGCATGTTTCTCCTGAAAGTCACCTGGTTTATATTTATTTCTCCACATCTGTGTTAATGATATTTCAAATGGGTCTTGTATAAACTCATTTAAATTTTTTACTATAGTGTCTAGTAAATACTTTACTTCTTCTTGTTTAAGTGTATTGGTTTCTCCATGTGATGATGTTGTATTGGATTCCCATTGTGCCTTAAAACTTTCAGATAATAAATTAACTTTACTTAAATCAATATCATCAATAAAGATAGGTGTTGAAAAAATATTATACACTAATAGTCGCTAATATAGTTTGTGGGTCAGAGTTAACATATGGGTCAGTATCAGCTGATTGATGATTGTATCCTGGTTCTTGGTAAAATCTAGTTACCATACCATCTTCTACAAGAGCAGAATATCTCCAACTTCTCATACCAAAACCTTGTGCCGGTTTACTTACTAACATACCCATGTTGCTTGTAAAAGTACCACAACCGTCTGGTATCATTTTTACTTTTTTAATACCTAGGTCTCTTGCCCAAGCATTCATTACAAAAGCGTCATTTACTGATATACAATAAACTTCATCTACTTTTGCATGTTTAAATTTATCATACATTTCCTCATATGCCGGTAACTGTTCACTTGAACAAGTTGGTGTAAATGCACCAGGTAGACTAAACAATACTACCTTTTTACCTGCAAATAGTTCATCTGTAGTAACATCTTTCCATGTACCACCTATAAAAGTACAACCACCTTTTTCATCGCTGTCGCCTTCTCTAAATTTAAATGTGTGAGGTTTTATTTTCCATTGTTCCATAATTTATCCTTATACTGGCAATGTTGCTGTCTTTGGTAAGAAATTCAAATTTTCAGCATTTGCCTTTATTTTTTCTTTTAAGTTTCTGTTAATTAAATGTGTCACTTCATCTGGTTCAATCTGTTTCTCAGTACAATAATCTAATACAGCTTCCATGTGACTTATTCTTTTCTTACTTGCTCGTTTTTCTATTACTAATGCAAATTGTTTAGGTGTCATTATTATCTCCTTGTGCATTTAAAAACTTTTCTGTTATATCGTCTTTATGTGCGTTCATTTGTTTGTTTCTCATTTCATAGAATAAAATACGGCATATAAGAGCATAGTTTGCCATATCTATTAAAGTGTCACCAATACTTTCATCAGTAACTTTTAATTCTCCTTGTTTACAGAAAGACATTAAACGACTAAACTTATCGCTTATTCGCAATGCAACGCCTTTCCATGCAGGAATACCTGCCATTTCACTTGTTCTAAAGTTTGCGAATACATCATCAACAGAAGCATAATCATGCCTCTTATTGTCGTGTACTTGTCTCATCTTATCCAGAAGCTCGTAAAATTGTTCACTTTGTTTTGTCATAATCTCCTTATCACTTGTTAATGGTGCCGCTTCCCGGATTTGAACTGGGCACCTACTGATTACAAATCAGTTGCTCTACCAAATGAGCTAAAGCGGCATAGTGCCTGTTTCTGTTACGAGGTACAGGCAAACCCTAAGCAACACTAGGCTGCTAAAGCATACTCGTTAAAGTTTGCATTTGTCACGTTTACACTCGCCAGTGAATTATCTCCAACGAACTTTCTCACAACGGTCGAACCTATATCACCCCCATATGTAAATTTTGTAATGGTGGAGGTGTTGGGTATTGCACCCAAGTCCCTATTGCGTACTTGTCTCATCTTCATTGATAACTTCGTTTACAACATCTATCATTAAGTCTGTGTCCCATTCCCAATTTACACCATAACCTAATAAACATGTCAAATTGCCTTCTTTTATTGTCATTAACATACCACCATACTCTAAAGTAGGGTGTATCCAAAATGATATAACACCAATATCAACACCATCTAAGTCGCCGCCTGCCTTTACTTGACCTGCAGCTAAACTTTTCATTTGAAACCCATTTACAATTTGTGTCAATACTGTTGTGCTTTCGCCACACATCATTGGCACTTGTATTGGGTGTATTGTATTAGGTAAAAACTCTGGACCTTCGTCTGCTACTGCCTTATTAAACATTACATATAAAAGAAATATACTTATCAACCCAGCAGCGTATAATCCTTTTTTAATTTGTTTTAGCATTTGTTTCTATCCATTTGTAAAAGTTTTCTATTGCTTCTTTTAGTTTAGGCAGATAATCTTTTTTATCTTTTTTAAATACTTGTACAGAACCTTCCTCTGTAGTAATCAATATAACAATCTGGTCAATCTTTTCGCCAAAGT